GCAGCACCAAACGTGGCTAAACCCGCGCCTGCTACCCCACCGAGAGTCTTCCCAATGGTAGACCCAACGGCCATGATCTTTGATTGCGCGCTGGATAGATCCTTGTCTAGTTGTGTTTGGGTCGCTCTGATTTGGACGACCGCTTCTCCTAGTGCTGCTTCTTGGCCCATTTGGCTTTCAACTCCTCAAATTCACTTCTGCGCTCTGTGGCTTGCTCATCGGTCAATACCTTCGCTCCTGGCGCTTTTATCAACTCATTCAGTGGCGGGAACTTTTTCACCCGTGTCAGCCTGGCTGCTTGCCATACTGTCCAGGCTCTCATTCGATGTTCTTCTTCCATCCGCCATGCAAATACCTCAATCGTCTTGTACGTCTCTGCGGGTGTCATGTCCCAAAATTCGCTGACTTTGACACCGGCTTTTAGTGCGTTTTCCAGGAAAGCATCCCAACTGAATGGAGTGCTCTCCTGGTCTACACGTTTTTTGAGCCGTAACTAATAACCTCTGCAATCGCAGTCACGATCACGGTCGTAACCTGCTCAAATCCGACTTCGTCCATGACCTCATAAGCATCATTGAGCGATACCGGTTGGTTTGTACTGCGTGATTCACGGCGGGCAGCTTCCATCCCGGCGCGCAACACCACTGCAATATCGCCAATCCCGGATGCGCCAGTCGACAGCCCCGTGGTGATTGTTACGATCGACTTACCCGATTGTGCTTCAGCTTCTGCCAGCGCACGGTTGGTATATAGCAGGCGGACTTCTTTATCGCCAGCCTGCAACACACTTTCAGCCCGTGCCCCCATTAGCTACCTACCGAGACCCACTCACCATCGATCGTGAGTGATACTGAGATCGTACACTCGCCCTGGTCAGGGTATGAGCCAGAGATACTGGTGATCAATGCGTCTGCGGTTTCGATCGTGACATCGTCCTCTTCTCTGGCAACTTTGATCAGGTCGCCATTGCGGTTGGCGTCTACCAATGCAGCATAAGCCGCATCACTGGGAACGTACAGCGCATCGAGTGAGATGCTGGCGCCATATCTGCCAGGTAGCACCCGCTTTGCCCTTGAGTCTTTCGATGATACATCGATCTCCTCAGTGGATTCATCAAATGTCACATCGCGCTGTGAGCCTACTGCCTCATAGCTCGGGGTTTCATCTGTGCCGGTGTTTACCAGCAATAAAATATCACTTCCATTTTTTGCCATTTGAACCTCCTAAAGTTCATCTGCTAATATTTGAACAGTGACAATCCTTCCATAGGCGTCACTTTCATCTGAGTTTATTGGGCCAGTACATTCTGACCAAATCCATACATGCCCACTGATCAACAATGGTTGGCGATGCAATAGATACCTGACGCGTTCTGCAATCGCGTTCACAACTTTAGCGCTACCCAATGCCGCTGCATAACATCTCACATCAAGCCATACCAATCTCCCTCGTGTCGTTTTTGTGTCAAACGCGGTGCTCACCGGCACTGTAGCCGCTACGATGTAGGGCAAGCTGGCATCACCAGGCGCCGGGTCTGTGGTAAATATCGCCGGCTTGGTCTCATAACTACTCAACATGCCTATAAGCGTTACATCCTGACTCAGTGTGTCGTATACCGCTTTTGCAAACATCAGTCTCCTAATAACCCGACAATATCTTTACCATTCTGAAATACAGCTGGTCTTAAGAACGGGTGCGCCGGCGCTGTAGATGATCCAGTCTCGACATAAAAGCCGTGATGCTGTTGGCCAGCTTTCCCAACTTTCATCCCTACCCGTATGACCACATCATCTCCATCTTCCTCGACTGTGTTGGTCAAAATCTGCTCTGATAAGTATCTGCGATAGTTCTTATCCCGCTTGGTATCCGGGTCCGTAATCGCATCCAGCCTGCGCCGCGCATCTGTTTCGCAGAACATGCCCACATCCGGCCCGCGCTCTAACAGCACATCTTTGACCATCTTCTTTACTTCTTTTGGTGTCCAGGTCAATTTCACGCAGACACCTCTTTCTGTCGCTCCAGGCAATCTACTTCCAGATGATGCCCTGCTTTGGATGGCTCACGGACCGCCATCACCTCTACTACCAGCTCACCACATGTGACCCTGTCCCCGCGCTCAATGTCTTCCATCCCGATGTATAGGACATGCGATATCTGTTGCTCTTCGGATGCAGCCACTTCGCGCTCAGATCCGGACGCTGGTCGAATGCGCCCAGCAATGGTGCCAATCGGCGTATATCCAATCGTCCAACCACCCTCGCCATCTGATGTGCGTGTTTTGCGGCTGACCGTGAATGTGTTATTGAGCAGGGATTCAAATGACATATCAGACCGCCCGCCAACGATATCGATTCAATATGTCTTTTTCGCTCAGCAATAAGACCCGCGCAGCTGACACCCCCAGTACCCCTTCACACATACCACCACCCGATTCTGATCCATAAGACACGCTATAATCACCCAGGGCTAACGATACTATGCCCATTACGCCATCTTGCTCTTTTGCCCGTAGCCCCGACTGGTACACACGCGATGCAGACCGCGCACATACGCCCACAATATCATCTGGCATCGTGGCGAACCCATGTGTATAGGTGATCTCCACATTCTGGATACCCGCTGGCCAGTAACCCGTCACGCGATATAAGATACCCCGCTGACCTAACTTGTAATCCGTGTTAGCCGTCAACAGCGTATCATCTGACACCACTCTCGTTACTGCGCTGACAGGTAGCTCAGGCAGGAATATGCGCGTACCACCCGCACAATCGATGGTAATCTTCTCTGTGACCTGCGACAATTCCTGCTGGCAGTAATTCTTGATCACTTCCGTAGCTTCTTTTATCGCCCGCTCACACGATTCCACCGCTGACGCATCAACAATTTCTATCTGTAAAAGCGCACTCACATCATCGACTGTGCAAAACATCTTGTCTCCTACTCCTCAACCGACACTTCGCCGGTCAGGTTTTCTCGCCAATCTTTGATAGCCTGTTTGGCTTTCGGATTCAAGTACTCGATTGGCGCATTCAGCAGCTGATCATAGATATGCACACCATGCGCGTGCAGCTGCTCGTCGGTTGCTTTCCCAACCCCGTGGATCTCCGTAAAATCGTCCCATTCCGCTTTCTCAAGCACCGGTTCGATTTTCTTCTCTTCCTGGGGCTGGATCATCTTGTTTTCTGACTGCTTCCTCTGTTTGATCAGTAACCCTTTCTCGATCGCATCTTTTTCGTACATCTTCACCCATCGTCCAGGTGACAGCTGCACTTTCACCAGCGGACCTCGATTCATATTGCTCATGATATTGTTCTTCCTTTCAATTGTTCTTGATAGAATGCTCTTACTTTCTCTTCATCGCCCGCGTAACATTTCACTAAACGACCAGGCGCTATTTCTACTCGTGTCATTTTTCTGGTTTCAGCCTCTGACGAGCGCGAGTGTGACACACTCCTCATATTTACCCGTGCATCTCCAGCCCCAAACCAGTGATGCAAAATGTGAGACTCTTTCTCCCGAATGCAATTCCAGGTATACGGCACGGTCAGGAACATCACATCTGATTTCAGCAATGCGCGTAAAAGCGCTACCTGTTCATCCCAACACGCATGCACCAGCCATTCTTCGTGCCATAAATCAAATAATTTCAATGTGCGTTCATTCCGTTTCCAGAATATCATCCCGCTGTTGTGGTATAGGATATGATGAGTGCCCAACCATCCAGCCGTGGCTTTACATTCTTTCAAGCCGGCGATACCCTCCACCAGGCTCCGTGTCTCTGTCTCTGCTACGACCATATCCCAACGGTCCAATAAATCAAACCCAATCTTTGGGGACTGTTTGAACGCAGTATCTGCATCCACATACAGCGTACGATCAAATGGGCTGATAGCTGCCAGCAATGGCTTGATCCGCCCTGCCAGGAACTGGAATCCACGTGCTTTTTGTCCATCAAATGGGTTCACATCAATCAACACAAACTGCACCCGCGGATCCTCACTAAAATGCGCCTGGGCTTCTTCATCGCCCACAACCATCACGGGCATATCCGCACCTGCTTTTTTCCACAAAGTCGCCATGCTGTTTTCTGCCTGGTTGATCGCGTTTGCTCCCCAGGTCATATAGATCACACCATTTGTCACATTACCCTCCGGAAAGCGATCAAATAATCGGTCATGTTTTCATACTTCCATGCTGTGGTCTCTCTATCGTATACACTCAACCACCACTCTGTGACTGCTTTTGTTACGCCGTCTGCATGCGGCAGGAACATATCGTGAAAAGCAATCACCCCACTCACTTTCACTTTTGGCACCCAATCAGCGATATCCTCTTTTACGTGTTCATAATCATGGGCACCATCGATGAACAGGAAGCTGATCTCTTCGTTGTAGACCGCAGCTGCCTGGTGACTTTCCATTGCCAGCAAGTTCGGTGCTTTCAACCCAACTGCTTCGAGATTCGCCTGCCATATTTCCGGTGACGATTGCGGATTAATATTTGGCGTTGTATAGAATGGGTCCACGCTGGTCACCGTGGCTTTGAATTTCTTTGCCGCTTCAACCAGGGCGACCGTGGATCGACCGTGTAAACAGCCAATCTCCACCAGGTTACCCAACCGTCGACCCATTTTATATAATGCCGCTGCTTCTGTTTTCCTGATCTGCCCAGGCACTCTCATTGCCAGCATGGCAGTTTTGTTGGCTTCATCGTTGATGTTTCTGCCGTTCATTTTGGCGCTCCCTCTCGGCTTGCTCTCCGATGTGCATGGTAGATAAACTTCG